GCAAGCACTGCTGCAGCACAGAACGCGAGGCTATCGGAACCACAACGGGAACCGACGGCTGGAACGTCCTGGCCCTTGACGTCAACTGGGGGGACCCAGATCTTAGCTGTGACCATTGCGGGCAGACTATAGAGTCAGCCTACGGAGATGAGTCTTAAGATTCTCTTCCGGTTTATTAGGTTCCGCTTGGTCGCCGCTGTTGTAGCATTGTGCTCAAGGACGGAACCACCACCTTTAGACGTCCTTCCGAACAATGAACACTTATCTCAAGAACGTCAAAACCACGGCTTACCGTGATTTTGATCACATCAGTATCAGCACTTATTCAATCGAGGTTCGTGACGCCTATGGCGCGGACGACCGCCAGGTCATTGAACTCATCGCAAGTGACGACGAGATCATGGAAGCTTTAATTAAGTTTATTTCAATCGATCACCGCTGGGCTCAGAGAAACACGGAAGACGACGGCACAGGTGCCCTGGCACGTCTGCAGCGATTGGCCAGTGCTATGGGCCTGGAGTATGTCGCAACAACTGGTGAGGTTTGATCGATGAGAAACCGCACAATCCATCCTGCAGAATTCAAGGGCTGGCGTCCTAACATGCGAGACGCCGCGCTGTGGCAGACCATCCTATGGGCTGGTTTGGATGACAACGGCGACCCCCTTGAGAAAAACTACGATATGTCTTCCGCTTGGCGAGAGGACATGGAAAAACTACAGAATCAGTTTTATGCCTGGTCCGATCAAGCCGACGAGATCCTGATTACTGGTGGCTGCGGCCATCTTAGTTTGGATGAAATTCTAGGAGACAAGGCGGAGCATCTTTACGTTCTGGTTCGTGACGGCCACGGCGTCGGCATGACTGACGATTGGCATCCAAGCCGCAAGGAGTATCGCTGTTGCGAGGCTTTAGAACGCGCTGCAAAGGATCAAGGCCCCATCGGCGCCTATGCGGGGGATGATGGCCGCGTTTACTTGGCGTTCTGTTGACACCTCTAGCCTCTCTCCTGACAGCCCCCTAGATAACTGCTGGCTGGACCGCTTGTGCTGCAACGGATCTGGCCAGTTCCCCAGGCTACTGTCACAAAAACGGATCTTACTGTCATCCCCCAGGCGAACCCCAGGGGCTGGCAAAACTTTAGGTTTTCTTCCGGTTTGGTCTCGCACTTTGGCGGCTGATGAACTACACTATGGGGGAACCGATGAGCACCACCTTCGCCCGGTTCTCCTGAAATTATGCTCACTTCAACTTTCGCAATTCTCCTCGTTTGCATCACTCTCCCCGTTATCTTTCTCCTTTGGTTAACTGAATCCCAACACACCAAAGTTAAACGAATGTATAAATCCGGTCGTTATTCTCAACAGCAACTCGCCGATATCTTCGGAGTCTCACGTTCTACAATTCGCCGGAGATTAGCAGTCGCTTAAGATAAGGAACTCCGCAGGGGTTGCCACCTGGCTTTCCCGTGCTACACTGTGAACAGCTTCACCAAAGCACATGTCCATCATTTCCGCAGTCCACACCCTCCGTCAGTGCGGTTACAGCGTCGCCCGCTTACCAGCTCGTGCAGGCCGCCCCCATACGCTGTGGTCGGTCCGTCGCTCTGCCGACTGGGCAGCCCACACGCTGCCAGCAGGCGGGCGCCTGGCCGCCAACCAGCTAATCGCCTTCGCCGCTGCCCTCCCCTAAGCCACCGCCCCCACACGGGGGCAGGGTTCGGCTTGCCGCAGCTGCGGGCAACCTTCAGGGAACCTCCACGAACATCACACAAAAATTCTACTGTAATAGGGGGCAGGGGTCAAGTTTCTTATGTAGCACAGCCGCTGTGGCGAAAAATACAAGCACCCGTTATGTTGGCTGGAACGTTGTTATCCTTTAAGTAAGATTCTGTGAATCTCGTGCAAGAAAAAGACGCCTCTGTGGGGCCTAACGAAGAACCCAAAGAGAACAAACACGCGCCAAAGATCACTCGTACCGCGTTTCGCAAAAACGAGCGGGTCAAGCGCCTGTACCTGCGCCAACTCGAAGGACTCCCAGCCAAACAGCTGGTCCTCGACCACGCCAGCAAAGAACAGATCAGCGAAGAAACAGCCTGGCGCGACTGGCGTGAAGTCACAAAACTTAACGACCAAGATTTCGCAGCCGAGCGCGAGACCTACGCAGCTCGCATCTTCTCCATGCGGCAAAAAGTCCTCAACGCCGCGCTAAAACGCGGCCAAATGAACACCGCCGCCCAAGTCCTCGACTCCCTAGCACGTCAAATCGGCTGCGACGAACCCACCGCCACCGAATCGCTGCCCGAGATCCGCGTTCGCGTCCAACCACCAGCGCAAATGCCTGGTTCGGAGGCCGCCCAACTACCACCAATCGACGTAACCGAGACCGAAAATGTCGAAACCGATTGATATTGACCTAAGACCAGCGCAATTCGAGGTATTCACCAGTCCCAAACGCTTTCGCGTCCTCGTCGCAGGCCGCCGCTTCGGCAAAAGCTACCTCGCCTGCATCGAACTACTACAAAAGGCCGCCAACGCACCCGGCGAAACCTTCTTCTACTGCGCCCCCACCTACCGCATGGCGAAGGACATCGCCTGGAAAGTCCTCAAAAAGATAATCCCACCTGTCCTGGTACGTAGCAAGAACGAAACCGACCTCAAAATCGAACTTGTCAACGGCGCCACCATCGAACTCAAAGGCACCGAGAACGCAATGGCCCTACGTGGCCGCAGCCTCTCTGGCGTCGTCCTCGACGAAGCCGCGTTCATGGAACCCGGCGTCTGGTTCGAGGTCATACGTCCCGCACTCGCCGACAAACAAGGCTGGGCCCTATTCATCAGCACACCGGATGGAACGGCGAGCTGGTTCTACGACATGTGGTGCTACGTCCCAGAGGACAAGACCGGCGACTGGCAGCGCTGGTGTTACACCACCATCGAAGGCGGCAACGTCCCACCCGAAGAAGTAGCCGCAGCCCGCGCTCAACTCGACGAACGCACATTCCGCCAAGAATTCGAAGCATCCTTCGAGAACCTCAGCGGCCTCGTAGCCATAAGTTTTTCTGATGCAAACATCTCCAAAGATGTAAAAGACTTACCAGTCCTACCGCTACTACTCGGCGTTGACTTCAACGTCGATCCAATGACCGGTATCTGCGCCGTCAAAAAAGGCGACGTCCTCTGGGTATTCGACGAAATCGTGATGACCGGCGGCGCTACTACATGGGACTTCTGTGAAGAAGTACAAAACCGCTACGGCGTGGATCGTCGCATCATCAGCTGCCCCGACCCCACTGGCGGCGCCCGCAAAACCCAAGGCGTCGGCACCACCGACCACAGCATCCTCCGCAAATCCGGCTTCACCGTCTCCACCCCACGCGCCCCTTGGAAAATCCGCGACAAAATCACCTGCGTCAACACCGCACTCCTCGACGCGACTGGAACGCGCCGCATGTTCATCCACCCCCGCTGCAAAGACCTAATCAAAGCACTCCGCACGCTGACTTACGCCCCAGGCACCGGCCTCCCCAACAAAAACCTTGGCGTTGACCACTCTTTCGACGCCCTCGGCTACCTCTGCCTACAAGTCTTCAACCTTGCAAAACCCGAAAACATCGGTGGAACGCAGTATCGTGTGTGGTAGATGCCATAACTTCAATGCCCGGACATTACGGCCACAACAACAAGAAAAAGCCCAAAGGCAAGGGCACCAAAAAGAAGTAGAATTGGGCTGTAAGTAGCCAGATCCATGCCTAAAAAGCGCGGTCTCTACGCAAACATTCAAGCGAAGCGTAAGCGCATCGCTGCAGGATCTGGCGAGAAGATGCGTAAGCCCGGATCAAAAGGCGCACCAACCGCCAAAAACTTCAAAGCAGCCGCCAAAACCGCCAAAAAGAAACCTAAGAAAAAGTAATGGCAATCGTTAACGTCACCGACACCAAACGTTACACCAACGTCGTCGAATACACCGGTGGCACGATGACCGCCGTGGACGACGAGATGCGTATCCACGCGCACGCCTCCGAGTTTACATTCGCAGTTGAAGTAACCGGCGGCGCAAACTTGACACTAGCTTTCGAGGCAAGCTTCAACGGCGGCACCAGCTGGTACGAAATCGACACCAACAAAACCATCAACTCTGACGGCGAATACGTCTACTACTACAGCGGCAAAAGCACCTCAACCATCCGCTGCCGAATCGACTCTATCTCGTCTGGAACGCCTAGTGTTACGCCACACATAGCCGTCACTTTCAACGGATAATGGGCACTCGCATCGTTCCAGGCTTCTGCACCCACATAGAAGTGGACGCCGAAAGTCGCATGACTCAAGCAACGTTTGCTTTCATGACACCACAAGACCCCGAAGACTTCGGGGGTCTGATGGTACGGCTAGGGTCAGGTATAGAGGTCATGATTGAGGTGGAGGACGATGATTGAGTATCGCGGCGAAAAGTTCTCCGGCTACAACAAGCCGAAGCGCACCCTAAACCACCCCAGTAAATCACACGCAGTCTTGGCAAAAGACGGCGACAAGATAAAACTTATCCGCTTTGGCCAACAAGGCGTTAGCGGCAGCCCTGAAGGCAGCGCCCGCAATAAATCCTTCAAAGCACGCCACGCCAAAAACATCGCCAAAGGCAAGATGTCCGCCGCTTACTGGGCCAACCGGGTGAAGTGGTGAGTATCTGCCAAAATGACAATAAAGTAGGCAACTGACCGTGGTTTACAGCGCAAACATCCCACCCACTGGTGCGTCGGTCAGCGAATCGCCGTTTGTCCGCGACCTAGAAGTCATCGCCATGATGGCGGACTGGCAGATCATGGCAGCCGTCACACGCGGCACCAACTACATCCGCGACCTAAGCGAAACATTTCTACCCCAAGAACCCAGAGAAGACGATGACGCCTACCAAACGCGCATCGACCGCTCAGTCCTCTCCCCATACACCAGCCGCCTAATCGAAACCGCCGCTGGTGCGATCCTCCGCAAACCGATCCACATCGAAGGCGACGACTACTGGATCGAGCTAAGTGACAATATAGACGGCATCGGCTCAAACATCAATGAGTATGCGCGTCGCGCTCTGGTCAGCAGCCTTACCTATGGCCATAGCGCAATTCTGGTTGACTACCCTGCTGCCACTGGTGCCCGAAACCTGGCTGAAGAACGTGCGATGGGACGACGTCCCTATTTCGTGCATGTGGATGCCGCACAAATCTGGGGATGGCGTCAGGCAGACTACACAATGCCCGGCAGCCCCCTCACGCAAGTCCGAATCCACGAATACGCCACCCGCCCCCTGAACGACTTTGGTGAAGAGCAAGTGGAACAGATGCGTGTCATCTACCCAGGCCGCTATGACTTGTACACGCTGGGCGAAGACATCGTCGAATTTTCTCAAACCGGGGGCTTCAGCCTGGACGAAATTCCAGTGGTGCCCATTTACAGCAACCGCCGGGGCATGTTGCGCTCTCAACCGCCACTGCTCG